TGTGCCGCGAGACCCCACCCATATACATAGATATACTGCTTTTGTAGGGACACACTCTTAGAAAAAAAGGGCAAAAAAAGATGGGTTGTTTACAGTCGGGTTGTTCACAGGGTTGTGTGTGTGTTGTGGGTTGTTTGGGTTTGTTGTGGACAACCGAACGTATGTGAGGGCGTCAGCCCAAGCGTTAGCGCGGGAGCGTTGGGGAAGATGCTTTCCCCCCACGTTTCACCTCGATTGAGGTTGGTAGCCGTTAGCCATTGTTTTAGCCGACACCATGTTTGAACTTGTTCGTTGTTCACGCTGCTCCTCTACATGACATAGAGGTCTACCCCAGTTCCCTGGTGTTAATGCCCCGCACCTTGCAATAGGTGTACAGCCTTGTGTTTGAAGTAGTTTGCCATCTCCCGACGGGTGTGACGTTGATGTTAGCAGCATTGTTTTTTGTTTGCTACATTTTGGTGTAAGATTTTTTTGATGGGTACTCGCCGTAATGTTTCGCCAGCAGATAAGGCACGGTTTTTTCAGGCGATAGCAGCAGGTTCAAGTATTTTGGATGCTTGCCGTATTGCGGGTATCCATGTTAATACTGGGTCGAGGTGGTTGAAGAAATCGAAGTTGGCTCAAGCGAAGCGGGTTGAGGCGGAGTTTGATGTTAGGAAACATACCCGTGACCAGGGTGGTGTTCAGAGGGATGCGGATAACGATTTGGGTGCAGCAGCCGAACTGCCGCCCGCTGTCCCGTTGGATAGGTTGTGTGCTGAGGCTAAAAGGGGTTTAGAGGATTTCGATTTTTTTAGGAAATACTATTTGGGGCGTGTCCCTTCGCCGTGGCAAGTAGAAGCAGCGGTAACTTTGGTGCAGTTGCTAGAAGCGGAAGATAAAGAATTTGTTTGTTTAAATGTGCCACCTGGTGCGGGTAAATCTACGCTGTTTCATGATGTTGCGGTGTGGGCAATTGTGCGTAATAGGGCTATTCGTGTGATGATTGGCTCTATTTCGCAGGCTATGGCTAAACAGTATTCGAGGCGTATCCGTGAAACCCTTGAAAGACCTGCACCTATTCAACCTGACCCTGAGTTGGTGAAGAAAGGTTTGGCGGTTAACGCCGAAGGATGCCTTTCTATTGACTACGGCAGGTTCAAACCGTCCGATAAGGGTGCTTTGTGGCGTGCAGATGAGTTCATTGTTGAACAATATGACGGCAACGGGCTAGACAACAAAGAACCAACCGTCAGAGCGTACGGTATCGACGCCGAGTTCATTGGTCATCGCGCCGATTTATGTTTATTTGACGACGTTGCATCCACGGAGAACTGTCGTGAATCGGTTGCCCGCGACAAACTGTTAGAAAGATGGGACAGCATGGCTGAAGCACGCTGCGACCCAGGCGGTTTACTAGCAGTAATCGGTCAAAGGCTCGGTTCAGGTGACTTGTATGCGCATTGTTTAGCGAAAGTTACTTACGACGTTGAAGAAGAAGACTACGATGGGTCGGATGTTACCTTGCCCGAACACATTGCAAATAAAGAACCCACAAAGTCATCGAAATATAAACACATTATTTATCAGGCATACTATCCAGAGTTGGATAGTGGTCCTGCTTCACGAAAAACCTCTGCCCCCGCGTACCCTAACGGACCATTACTCGACCCTAAACGCTTATCGTGGAAAGATTTATCCTACCTGCGGTACAACTCCCCCGAAAAATTTAGGGTAATTTACCAACAAGAAGATTTAGCGGGCGACACATACCTCATTGACCGCACATGGATAACAGGCGGCATCGGAACAGACGGCGTTCTATATCAGGGCTGTGTTGATGGTGAACGCCAACATGGGACTATTCCGCCAGGGTTGGTTCCGCCAGTTATTTCGATAGTTGCAGTAGACCCGTCACCCACCCAGTTCTGGGCTTTGATTTGGATACTGTATCAACCAACAACCAATCTGTATTACGTTATTGATATTGAGCGTGTCAAACTCACCGCCGAAGAACTCCTCGGATACAACACCACCACCAGCCAATACTCAGGCATCATGGAAGAATGGCAAAACAGGTCAATGTCCCTCGGCTACCCGATATCACACTGGGTAGTAGAAATCAACGCAGCCCAAAGATTCCTGTTAGCACACGACTTCGTACGCAAATGGCAAGCCCTACACGGAGTCAACGTCCTACCACACACCACCACCCGAAACAAACTCGACGAAAACATGGGAGTAGAAGCCCTACTACCACCGCTGTTTCGTTCAGGTGCGGTACGTTTACCGACAATGCGTGCGAACTGGAAAACGTTGGCAGCCGCAGACGAACTAGCCAAATGGACCCGCGACAAAAAAAACGGTACAGACATCGTGATGGCATTATGGATGGCGGTACTTAACCTGCCGAACCTAACAAACATGAAAATGCCGCCACGCCAATGGCGACCAAGTTGGTTGCTGAAATAGTGTATATTAGACGGTAAGCGTCTAAAAAATTGAAAGTGTGCTGGATGAAAACTGTAGAACAAATAGTTTCGCTATACAACTCACGAGAAGAAACACAAGGACCTGTACTCGCACAAATGCGACGAGTCCGCGACCTCGCAAACGGCGACGTAATCGTCCCACTATCAGAACTTGACCGCAACGCACGAACAAACGTAGCGAACCTACTCGTACAAGGATTAGACCAAACATCGATGCGTGTCGCATCAACAATGCCGATGCCATACTTCCCGCCACTCAAAGAAGGCAACGAACGCAGCAAAGACTACTCACGCACCCGACGCAAAGCAATGCTATCAATTTGGGATACAAACAAAATGGAAATCAAAATGCGTCGACGCGCACGCCACCTACTCGCTTACTCGTCAGCGCCAGTAATCATCAAACCAGACTTCAAAACACTCGTACCAAAATGGTCTGTACGAAACCCGTTAGACACCTACCCTGCACTATCAGACGACCCAGACGACCTCATCCCAGAAGACTGCATCTTCACCTACATGAAACCATACAACTGGTTGATAGACAACTATGCAGACAAAGTAGTAGGCAGACTCCGCTTCGGCAAAGTCCGCTTCGACACCCAATACAAAATACTTGAATACGTTGACGCCGACGAAATCGTTATCTGTGTGATGGGCGCAGAAAACTCTGCGAACCTATCAGCAACAGAACGAGCAGGCATCGAAGTAATCGAACTAGAACGCATACCAAACAGAACAAACATGCCGCTAGTAATCATCCCGAAACGAATCTCACTCGACATGCAGCGCGGACAATTCGACGGAGTAATGGGAATGTACTACACACGTGCCCGTCTGCAAGCACTCACAGAAATCGCTATCGAACGCGGCATCTTCCCAGACGAATACCTTGTTGCACGCCCAGGTGAAAACCCAGAAATTATTCAGATGGCTGAAGGCAAAACAGGACAGTTAGGTGTAGTCAAAGGCGGAGACATCCAACAGTTGCAAACAAACCCAGGCTACAAAACCGATGTCGCATTAGACAGACTTGAACGACAAGAACGACTTGAGGGTGCAATCCCAGCAGAGTTCGGTGGCGAATCAGGCACAAACATTCGCACAGGACGCAGAGGCGAATCAATCCTCTCGGCAACCGTCGACTTCCGTGTACAAGAAGCCCAAGCAGTCTTCGCACAATCATTAATGGAAGAAGACAAAATTGCTATCGCAATCGAAAAAACATATTGGGGTGCGAAAGAAAAATCGTTCTTCATCGCAGGGAGAAACAGCGTAGGCAAAGTAGACTACGTACCGAACAAAGTTTGGGAAACAGATTTCCACTACGTCAACTATCCGTCATCGGGCGCAGACGTCAACGGACTCATCGTAGGACTCGGACAAAGATTAGGAACAGGGCTAATGTCAAAAGAATCGGCAAGAGAAGCAGACCCGCTAATCACAGACCCAGAACTAGAAAAAGACCGCATCACAGCCGAATCAATGGAAGCCGCACTCCTGTCCAGCATCCAAGCACAAGCAGCAGACCCAAGCGGACCATACCAACCAGACGACCTTGCCTACCTCACAAAACTCACCGTAGAAGAAAACGTCCCACTCTACGAAGCGGTACGCCGAACCAACGAACGCGCACAAGAACGCCAAGCAACAGCAGTCCCAGAAGGCTCACCACAAGCACAACCAGGATTAGCAGTACCAGGCATGGGTGCAGAAGCACCACAAGCAGGTGGACCAGCAGGAATCGAAGGACTACTCGCATCGCTTGGCGGTCCGCAAGCAGGAGCATCAGCACAACCAGGGACACCAGGTGGTGTACTTAGCCTCGCAGGGAGATTAGGTTAATGGCAAAACAATATCCGAACCGTTCCGATTTACGGAACCCAACAAAAAAACTTGCAGCAAAAGCAGCACCAGGACAAACCTACGGTGAAGCAGGCAAACAAATCGCAGCACAACAACAAGTACCAATGGCAGCACAACCACAGCCAGCGGTCGCACCACCACAACAAGTTGAACGTCAACGCCCAGGACAATTCGGACCATTAGACCGCCCAACAGAACGCCCAGATGAACCACTCACAGCAGGCGCACCATTCGGACCAGGAAGAATGGCTCCAATGAGCGGCTACGCAGGTGTACGCAACGGCGACCCGATACTCGACGAACTCAGAGCACTATACGCCGCTTACCCAAGCGAAGAACTCGCAGATATGTTGGACTCGTACCTACGTGAAGGATACTAATGGTAGGTGGACTCAGCGCATTCGACCCTGTTGACGAAGAAAATAACGACAAAGACGCACAAGCAAACATCGCTGCCCAACAAAAAATACAAGCAACAGTAACACCACAACAAGCAGCAAAAGTATCTGAACTCTACAAAAAGAACGGTTGGGTGTCGCCACGTGTCCTGTTAGACATGGCTAAACAACCAGGGTTATCACAACAGGCTGTTGACGCTGTAGCAAAAATTGAAGCAAACAAACTCGCTACACAAAACGACCCAAACAAATCTGACCCTAAAGGCTGGTTCGATAGAAATGTTTACAGCAAAGTAAAATCTGCGACACGTTGGGGTTTCGCCGCACTACAACTCACCCCAGACTTAGCGCAAAATGTTGCATCACAAGTTTTTTCACCGAACAACCCAGCGGGTTCAGCAGGAGTGTTCTCCTCAACACAACTTGGCACAATGCTGTCAGGCGAAGAATCAGGTGAAGGTTTCTTTTTCGGTGGGAAAGCCGCAGAAACCCAAGCGCAAAGAGCCAGAGAGTTTCGTGGAACAATCAACAACCATGCGTGGACAATCGGGCGTGGCGCAGCGAACGTCGTGTTCACCCCAGGAACAAAAGAATACTCCCTGCTATCAGGTTTCTTTGACGCTGCTGTAACCATTTTTGCTGACCCAACAATCGTCGCAGGTCAAGCATTCAAAGCAGCAAAAACAGGTCAAGAAGTAAAAGGGTTAATCGGTACACGGGCAGTTAGCCAAAAAGTTGCAGACCAACTCGTCGCACGAGGCATAGTTGAAACAGACAAAATTCCGCCACTCACACGAGAAGGCGCAGAAGCAGCAGCACGAATCTCCCGCGGCGAAATCGGATTAGATTCAGCCGAAGCAATCTCATTCAGAGAATCAGAATACTTCGCGTGGTTTGAACGCAACAGCAAAGCAGTACGACTATCGCAACGTTTAGCAGACCACGCTGCTACCGCAACAAAAAACATTGCTGACCGTGGACTAGTCGACGAACAAGCAGCCATTGAAAGAGGCAAAGCCGCATACAAAATCATGTCAGATTTCCGTGGCAAAATCGACCCAGAAACAGCGAAACGTTTAGCCGAAGCAGACTCCCCACTAAAAATCAAAGCCATCATCGGCGAAGCCGCAGCACGACTATCAGCCAACCCACAAGACGTACTAATCCCAAAACAAATCGGTTCAATCAAAGGCACACGTGCAACATTCGCCGCACGAGAACTTGCCCGCGAACGAATCCCTGTATATCGCACATTACGCAACAGTCGATGGTTCACAGAAATTCCAACAGAAAGAGCAATCATTGACGGCTCAGGTTTAGACAGAGCAAAATCCGTAGAAACCTACGCCAACTTCCTACGAGGATTAAAAATCCACACAGCGCTTCCAGAAACTTTTGACAACTTCATGGGTCAAGCAATGGACGTATTTAGCCAAGAAAACCCTGCCGCACGCAAAGAAGCAGGCGACCAACTTTACGCAAAATTTCTTGAAATCACCACCGAACACGCAGGCGGAGACAAACGCATCGTCGGCGAACTTATGCGTATCCACAAAGAAGAACTAGCCCGCGTAAGAGCATTTGCATTAGACGAATTAGGAAACCTTGACGATGGCGGAACGCTACAAGCATTACGCAGTCTTGGTTTAGACGACGCAGAACTCACACGATTCAGCCCAGACGAACTAGACAGATTACGCATACAAGGACCAACAGCACTAATTGAACTCGTAGACAGCATTCACGTCCTGCCCGACTATCGCAAACTCCGAGCATTAACAGGCAACCCATTTCTCAAAAAAGCATTGCGCAACAAAACAGGCGACCAAAGATTCGTATTAGCCGCCGCAGAAGAACTCCAAACAGAAGTATGGAAACCAATGATTCTCGCCACAGGCGGATACATCGTCCGAAACATGATTGACTCCCACATCCGAATGGCAGCAAAAGGCTACCAAAACTTTTTTACGCACCCATTCCAATTCATGCAAACAGTTATGGGCAGCCGCTTTGTTGGACCATTGACAGGCGGTGACGGAACAGCGAAAACATTTGAAGACGTTTTTGATGATGTTAGTGGCACATTAAACAAAGTATTAAAAGATTACAAAGACAATGCTGGCAGAACAATCTACCAACATTTACAAGACCCACTTGCTGCAAACGAACGAATGATGAGAGGCGAAAATTTTTCAATCATTAGCCGAGGCAGCGACGCAGCCGCACACACAACAGGTTACGTAGACAACTTGGGACAAATCCGTCAAGACCCAATTCTCAAAAAAATGGTAGAACTATCTACACTCCCAACACAAGAACGCCAAGCAGCCATGAGGGTATGGTTAGAAACAACCGACGAAGGTAGAGAAGCCGCCAAAACAGTTGTTGAATATTTTCGCAACGGAATACGAATCGCAGACCCAACAACAGGTCGCAGCCAATTTGTCAAAATAACAAACATCAACGACACCGACCTCATCACCACTTGGCTAGACAAAGCATCACAAGCCAAAATAAACACCATAGTTCGCAACGACGAAGAACTACGTTTCGTAGTTCAGCACGGTCGTGTACCAAAAATTGAATCGTTACTTGACGAACAAGGACTACCAACATCGCGCTTGACATTAGACGCAGACGGTGTACCAACAGCCGATGTCCAATTTGTGCCACGCCAAGAAATCCCAGTAGACGACCTTGAGATGGCAGAACGAGGACAAAACAGAGTTGTAGGCGCTTTAGTCAAACTTGACAACGGTGACGAAGCAATCATCACACGGATAACACCAAGCCGAGTAGAAGACCCGTTCAACCCAGGCACACTCATATCACGCGACATAGCAGAAGTGCAACCAGTAGCCCCAGGTCAAGCGTTCACTACAAGAGAACAAGACCCAGGACTGTTCGGTAGCGAAGCACTCCGAGAACTTATTGACCTTAAAGGCAATCAAAGAAAACTTGCCGCAAACGTCAAAGTTGCTAACCGCATCGAAAAAGGCAAATCAGCAAAACTTGACAAAATCACCAACGCAATGGACACAGGCGTAAAATGGTTCTTTAACAGTTTGGTGGGCAAAGCCACACAGAAACTTGAACGCTCACCTCTATACCGTCAAGCGTTCTATCGAACAGTCGCAGACAACGCCAACCTGCTATCCCCCGCAGAACAACAAACATTACAAACAAACATCGCCAGATACGTTGATTCACTAAACGCCGACCTTGCCGCCGAAGGCAAACGAGCAAACATGACAGTAGAAAAATATGTTGGCAACAAAAAAATCTACAATCAGATATTTGGAAAAGCAGCCACAGGCGACGGCACAGTCGCCCAACTAGAACAATTCGCTGGAGCGATGGCTGTACAAGAACTCAAACAAACCCTTTACAACGCCCAACAAAAAGGCAACCTAGAAGACATGCTTCGAGTAGTAGCACCATTCGCCACAGCATTCAGAGAAACACTCGGACAATACACCTCATACCTCGTTGAAGACCCATCACGAATCCGCAAAACACAACTCGCATTCAACGCAGCGAACTACGACTCAGACAACCCAGACAACGCCCTATCAGGCTGGTTTGCTAAAGACCCGATAAACGGCAGAAACACATTCAACTTCCCTGTCGGCGGATGGGCAGGAGCAATGCTCCAGTTCCCAATCCGAGGCGCATTCCAAATCTTAAACCTTCCAGGCGCAGGTCCAGTCCTACAAATCGCCGCATCGAACGTACTCCCAGACACCCCTAAACTAGAATTCGTACGCAAAATGATTCTCCCATACGGAGAAAAAGGTTTATCGTCACTCGCACCACAATGGGCGGCACGAGGCATCGAAGCCCTCAGAGGCGACACCGCCAACCTCGGCACAATCTACGCTAATACCTACGCAGAAGTAGTCCGCCACAAAATCCAAAGCGGAAGTTACAACACCAAAGACCCGAACGACATGGCAAAACTGTATGCCGACTCACGCCGCAAAGCACAAGTCCTCGCAGGAATGCGTGCCCTATTCCAATTCACAGGACCAGCCTCACCACAAATCGATTTCCGTTTAGAAACAGACGGCGGGGACATCATCGCCTCGGCACTCTCACAAGAGTTCTACAAAATGAAAACAAAAAACCCAGACACAGCCGTATCGGAATTCATCGACAAATTTGGTGAAGACTCATTCATCTACATGGGTCACAAAACTGAACCAACAACAAGCGGTGTTGAACCAACCAAAGTGTTCTCCGATTGGGCTAACGAAAACAGCGACCTGATGGCACAATACAAAGGCATTGCAGGGTTTTTCGCCCCAGGTGGCGACGTGTTCAGTTTCGAAGCATGGAACCGCCAAATCCAAAAAGGTGAACGCAAACGATTAACAGCACAAGAAATGGTGGCAGCAGCCCAATACCGCATCGCCTCATCCATCTACCGTGAGAAACGCAACCAACTTGGGGCAACTCTCAACCAAGAACAACGAGACTGGCTCAACCAATGGCGTGGATTCCTCAACGAAGAATACCCAGGGTTCCCCATCAAACCCGATTTCAACCCAGGCGAATTCCCTAACTTCATCAACAATTTGCGTACAGCCGTAACCGACAACCGTTTAGCCGACAACGACGTAGCGAACGCAGTCAAAGAATATTTGGATGCCCGCGACCAAGCATATGCGAACGCAGCAGCGGCAGGCTATTCAAGTTTGCAATCACCAAAAACGCAGCCTCTTAAGGATTGGTTGGCTAGTATTGCTGCAACGCTCGTACAACAAACCCCAGAGTTCGCAAGAATTTTTGAAGATAAACTTGCGGCAGAGGTAGATTAATGTCATTCACAGAACAAACAGACCCTAACGCACCAGTCACCCCACCACCTGCTGAGGCTCCTGTTATCGCACCCAAAGCATCTAGCGGAATAGCCCCAGATGTCAAATTGCCAGGTCGTAGTGTATTTTTAACAGCACCGCAACTAGCAGAGATTAAAGAAGAAGATATTCTTGGTGGAACTGTTTCGGATAGCGGCGATGCCGCTACACGCCAACGTCGAGGTTTTGATGTTATTTTTCAAGGGCAAGACCTTGTAAACAAATCAGGCGTTATCGAACGCGGACAATACCGAGAGGACGAAGCCGAAAGCGAACTTGCTCGCATGACCAAAGCCGACAGGGATTTTTTCCAAAACGCTTTAGCATCACGAGGACTATACGGCAAAAACGGTAGACCTCTTGGCGGAACAGGTCGCGGTACTGAAGACATTTCTGTAACAAAAGAATTTATTCGTTACGCAAACGGTGAAGGTTTAACTCTTGAAGCAGCGTTAGATAAATTTCTTGCAGAAACAAAACCATATGTAGCACCTCGCAAAGTTATTCGCACCACAGCCAAACAAGACATCCGTTATGTGTTACAAGAAACAACCCAAAAAATATTGGGGCGCAGCCTGTCGCCGAACGAGATTGAGAAGTTTGTGAAAACTTATGAGCGTATGGAAATCACCGAAGCAATGGGTGGTGTTCGTGCACCGAGTCTTGCTGTTGCCGCTGAAGAGCAGGTTCAGCAGCAGTTTGGTCCAGAAGCCCAAGCGGTTGGTGCTTTAGGTTTGTTTGACATTCTCGATAGAAAAATTAAAGGACAGGCATAATGGCTGAAAAGAAACCGATGCCCGAATGGATTAAGAACCTCACCGTTCCTGATAGGACAAAACAATATCTATATAACCGTTGGTTAAATGGTGAAATTTCTGAAAAAACTCCACCACAAGATTGGGGTGTAATAACAGACGTCGCGAAGTTTCTCGAAAATACGCCAAGCGGTGTTAGTGGTATTATAGATTTTCTATCGGGACGGAGTATTGACAATCAAGCAAGAGACGAAGTTGCCCCTAAAGATGCTAACGCACAAAAATTTGAAACATTTAAAACATTAAAAGAATTCGAAGACAATCTTAAATTTGCCAAAACAGAAAAAACGCGTGTAGACACCAATATTAAAAACGCAGAAGCATGGCTAAAGGCATCTAACGCATCTGAACTATTAAAGGACTACAACGCTAAACGAGGAACAAACTTTACTTTAACAGGTATGCGCGATTCTTTGCCAAAATATAAAGAACAACAAAAAAGTGCACAGAAAAACATAGAAATATCAGAATCTGCTTTTAAAAAAGCAAAAGAAAACAATAAAGATGCTCTTGGTTTTCTTGAACAAGATTTAGATACCGCTAAAAAAGAATTCGATTTAGCAAAATTTCAATTTCAACAAGGCATAATTGATGAAGCAGCCCGTAATGCGGCGGAAACAAAAGTTCGGAATATAGAAGCCGATAAGAAAAGAATAAAAGATAATGGTGAACTTGCGTTTGCTGCGGCTGGCGCACCTGGAACTCGTGCTAGTTATGCGTTTAAATTTTCACAACCATCTGCCGCGACTGCTACTCAACCTGGGTTTACAACATCTCAAGTGGGCACGTTGTTATCTACGAGTGGTCCTGGCATTGTTGCTGCTGGTACTAAACCTGCTACTGGTACAACTGGAACAGGGACTGGCACTACTGGTACAACTGGAACAGGGACTGGCACTACTGGCACTACTGGAACAGGGACTGGTGGTGCAGGCGCAGCCGCTGGCGGCGCAGGTGCTGGGGTGGGCGTTGCTGCTGCCCCAGTAGTTAATGCAAAAAAAAGAACAGCGTTCGTCAACGCACAACTTACCGCCCGTGGTTTAGAAAACACCCCAGAAAACCGTGAAATGCTACGCAAAGAATACAAAACAGCCGCAGCAACAGGTAAAACCCCAGAAACAGGAGCGGTTAGCAACGCATGGGAAACAACATTTCGAGAAACATTTCCAGCAAAAGCATGGCTACTCGACCTAGACCGAGCAAAATACCCTCAACTGTTTCAGTTACTGAACACAGCCATATCGCAAGAATGGTACAAATCACAAGAAGGACTAACCCGTTTTACCGCATCATTGGATGCTACAGATTTCTATAAAGAAATATCACAATCAAAACAACTAAAAACCATACAATCTTTGGTGGGCACATTAGGTTTCGAAGGTAGCGACTTCACCAAATTTGTTTCAGATTCCATTAACTTCGGATATCAGGGCGACATCCTTAAACAAAAAGTTTACGAACAAGTATTCAAAAAAGATGACGCAGGCAACTACATCAACCCGACAGCGTTAGAACGCACCAAAAAATCTGCCGACTACATCAGCACACAAAACATTGCAAAAGCATTTTTCAACACAAACCCAGCAGACTCAGATATTGAAAACGTTCTAACAGGAAAAATATTGTCAGCCGACTACGAACGTCAACAAAGAGAGTTTGCTAAAACACGATACGGTCACCTATCAAACCTTCTCGACCAGGGCATGACATTGGAAAGTATCGCTTCCGCATACAAATCCACAGCGTCACGCCTACTAGAACTCAACCCGAACGCCATCGATATGTCCACAGGCGCATTCGAACAAGCAGTAACCTTTGGCGAGGAAGGCAAGAAGCGTTTGATGACTAACAGCGAATGGGAAAAACTGTTACGCACAGACCCACAATACGGTTGGGAGAAAACCAATAACGCTAAAGATGAGGCTCGTGCTTTGTCGGCTAATATTGCTCAAGCATTCGGAAGGATTCTCTAATGTCGATGCGCCCAGATGACCCACGGTTAGCAGGTTTGTCTCCAGAAGACCTTGCAACAATTAACATAACTACTGCACCAGCGGCTGTAAACCCAAACCTTGTCACAGAAGCATCAGGACTATACGGCGACACAGCCACATCACAATACATCCGTGACCTTCAAGCGGGCGTAAACGTCGGTGCAGGCACAGTCGAACAACGCAACGCAGCCCTCAACATTCTTATTGAGCAAGGCAAACAAGCACAAACAGCACGTGACGCAGCCGCAGCAGCAGCCGCAGCAAATGTATCGAGAACAACCAGTCGTGAAACCTCAGTTGTGCCACCAGACAGCAACGAAACAGCCACAACCATCCTCAGAAAAACCCTCGCATTCTACGGATTAGATGACCCAGATTTAGTCAACGAAATCCGCACAGCCCTATCCAGCCGCCTCATCACAGGCTCATCAACAGTCGACGAAATCGGTATCCAACTACGTGAATCACCAGCGTTCCAACGACGATTCGCAGCGAACGAAGCACGCCGAGCAGCAGGCAAACCTGTCTACTCCGTCACCCAAACACTCCTCTTAGAATCGCAATACCGCAAAAACTTGCGTGACTCAGGAATGCCAGCAGGGTTCTACGATGACCCGACATCGTTACAGAACTTCCTCATCAACGACATTTCCCCAGATGAGATACTTTCCAGAGTAACCCAGGGCTATCAGGCTGTACGCAACGCAGACCCGACAGTCATCAACGAACTCAAAACGTTATACAACCTTAATGATGGGTCAATTGCAGCATTCTTCGTAGACCCAGCCAAAGCCCAAAACGACATCCTACGAGCCGCCAGAGCCGCCGAAATCGGTGCACAAGCCCGCAAACAAGCAGGCATCGGACTCACACGTGAAACCGCCGAAGAACTAGTACGACAAGGCATAAGCGAATCAGAAGCACAAACAGGGTTCACCACATTCAAACAACAAGAAAGCCTCTACCGACCATTGATGGGCGAAGAAGAAATCACCCAAGAAGAAGCCATCGCAGGCACACTCGGCACAAGCGCAGCAGCAGCCCAACGAGTAGGCACACGCAAACGACGACGCAAAGGCACATTCGAAGCAGGCGGCAGAGTCAGCCTACAAACAATCGAATAACGAAATAGTTGACAACACTATAAACGTTCACTACTATTCAACGTGATACGTTAAGTAGGAACCTACACAGGAATCCCCCAAACTGTGTGGAGCAATTCGGGGTGACAAATCAATAGCAGCCATCACATACCTCTGATGTGATGTGGGCAGAAACAGGAGAGTGCCATATGTCAGAGTTTGACAACTACGACAGCGAAGACCAGATAGAAGAATCCGAAACCCGAAACCCAGTTAGGGCAAGGATGAAGCAACTGGAAAAGGAAACCGCAGATTTGCGAAAGCAAGTAGCGGAAGCCGAAACAGCGAAACGAGAATTAGCATTTGTTAAAGCAGGTTTAGACCCGCTTCAACCGATGACAAAATATTTCGTTAAAGCATACGACGGCGACCTAACCCCAGATGCGATTCGTCAGGCTGCTGTAGAGGCGCAATTGATTAGTCCACCCGACAACCAGCCATCTGCGGATGAGATGCAAGCCTGGCAGCGTACCAACAAGGTCGCCGCTGGAAGCCAAACATCTCAACCACCAGTTGACTGGACACGCAGGTTAAACGAAGCAACTTCGCCACGAGAAGTAGAACAAATTTTGTCTGAGGCACGGGCAGCAACAGAAAACTAATATCCCCCTCAAAACAAAAGGAATAAATAATCATGGCAGGCGAAACAACACTCTCGTCTCTGTCAGTTGACCAGGTAGCGTTTGACCGTCTTGCGTACTTCGCATTGCGTTCAGAACTCCTCTTCGACCAGGCAGCAGACGTACAACCAGTAGCACAGGCAATGCCTGGAACTGGTGTCACATTCACCATC